ATTTTGCAACCAGTGACACGCTGGAATTCATGGGATAATTGGCAATCCCTAACGCTTTCTTTAAGTTCTTTTCTTTATAGTATGACGTTAAGCACGACACACTCGCTGACGACTACAGCTTAGTCCATTTCAAGGTGAGCTTCCAGACATCTGTTACCAGAGCTTTTATAAACACCGTATAGCCCCCAATGAGAACCCTAGCTTCCCCTTCATCGACCGTAATCCAATACGATTAGGCTAAATTACGACCTCAGGGTATCAATTGCTACACCGCCGTACCGGTCTTACCATGAAATGGCAACTGCCACAACACGCCAAGACACTGGGAAGCGCTGAGATTTCTAGTCTGGGTGGGAAGCATCCTAACCATACCAAAACAACCGAAATGGTACGCCTAGGAATCTTTTAAACAACCCCGGGGTGCGCGACATGCTGAAAGCAATGACGCCGCGTTGGTGGCCGAGCAGCCAATCAGCAATTACAATCGGTCAATCCGGGAAGGAACCTACCTCCACACATGCGGCAGAAACGACGGATCGTCTCATCCCATCGTTGAGTATCGAGACACTCAAAAAATGGGGGTACACGTGAAGGATGATAGGGAAAATAGGTTGGCGGGCCAACACTAACCAGTTTGAAATCCATAGGGATAAAAGTAATTATACCCAATGAAGAACAAACTGAGAAACTATTCCCTTCGAAGAGCTCCTCATCTTCTTCTTGATTTTCCTCTTGTCTAATTTTACTGGAACGATACCCAGAGGGTAACCACATTCTCTTGCCACGCGGACGACTTATTTCCAATATAAGCCGTGGGTCCCTTAAAACACGGCCATCCCGGAGGACGGTCGGCCTAAGGAAACGTTGAGTGTTAGCAGGACTAATTCCTAGGAGACGAGATCTCTTAGACCTAGAGACCCTCCTATTACAATATACCGGGCCGAGGTTAACTTTATCCCGGTACTCCTGCTGACGTTCCGCGCCCGCCTTCGACATAGGAGACCAAGCGCACTGAACAAATTCAGCGCCGGCCATACGACTAATGTCGATCGTCTCTTTATCAGGATTCTCTACCCGTCGAAGTTCCCAACCATCTGGAACGCGTTGCTGGTCAAACGCAGACGGCTGCGCAGGCATCACGAACTCTTTCTCAAGAGCGAGGTAAAAGGCCTCCCTCCTCCAGAGGTTGGTACGAGATATCGACTCAAAAGAAAACTTAATATCTAATCCACGGGTCAAAGATCGCCTGGATGCGACAATATACCCAGAATTCCACTTCAAAAACTCTTCTTCAAGGACCTGACGTCGCAAGCGACCACAAGGATAGTCCTTTAATACACGTCGCCATCTACCAGCCAAGGACGCAGAACCATTACAGATCTTACGATAACCAAAGGCAGTAGAACGTATACTGGGTACTAAGGTCGGCTTACCTCCTTTTCCCCTGAAGAGTCTACTATTTAAAGTGAAATACTTCGCATCGACAAGAGTCTTGCCTTGCGAGAGAACTAGACCGGAACCAACTATTCCCTTTGCCCAACGATCAGATACCTCACGGGAGGATCTGAAAACAATATCGTCACCGTTGATCTTGACCGGGATCGAACGGTCTTTTGTGTAATAAATGAAGGCCAAGTAGTTGACCAGACACAAAAGGGGAAAAGAGAGTAAGTTGCCCATCAACTGGCCGCGTCGCTGTCTCAGGGTGAGACCAGAGGGTCCCACAAGTTCCATTTCCTGAGACATACGAGCAAGTTCCTTCACATGGTCAGGCACCCAGTTAGTGCCCCTTAATATACCATTCAGTATAACCTTCTGAACATATATATTAAGATTGTCAGTGGCGGACTCGTAATCGCCACTAGTAAAGACCATACCGTCACCGGTTGTGAACTTTGAGAACTTGCCCGGATCAGCCTCTCCCCTGAGAAGCCAATCGAATCGACTGATTCGGTTATAGATCGCGGTATGTAAAGGACGAAGGATGTTCATATCGACGTCACCGACCGATACGATCCTCCACTTACCCGCCGTCTCGACCGCAGTAACGCGGGACGGTAGAGGTATAGAGCGAGTCTCACTCGTGAGAGCCTCTAAAACGAAAGACTGATGGCTGTTCCAACCATTAGTCCGACTCAATACCTCTAATCTACTTCCGCCCTTCCCCATACTGCGCTGGACGCAGCTCTTAACAGGTATGGTAGACTGAAGAACAGCGTTGGGATAACACAGCTTATCCCACCCAGAAGGAAACATCTTCCTTATCTCGCGCTGAACAAATCTCAGAAAGCCACCATCTGGTAATGGAGACTCTTCCGACATTCTCTCAACATAAGAATCACAGTTTGGTTCCGGAGATGGTAAAACCTTCCGAAAGAGAAATAATGACATAGCGATGCTCATACGTGTCCCGCGAGGGATACGACGAACATGAAGCGCACTATACCACGGATGAAGACGATCCCCCTCAATCAATCCGCAACAGAATTGTTTGAGGGTTCGACAATCGAATGAGTAAGGTTTCGTATCGATCGTAAGATCTAAACCGTGGAGACGGTTTATCAAACGTACAAACGATACAAAAGAACTCCTTACTCGACAACCCGCTGAGAAAAACGCTGGCGTTTTTACATCCTCAGACCTCATAATTCTAACCCCAACGAGTGGTTAGACGACAGAAAG